AGGTTGGCGTGTTCTGTGGCTATTGATGAAATATCTAATATTTTGGCATTTTTAGAAAAAGAGGAGGATGAGGCTAAATATGGAGATACCAATAGAATATGCAAAGAACATACATCAAGTTCTTGAGGAACATGCAAGTATGGGTTTTGCTATTGTATCCCAAGAGATTAAAGATATTGTTTCAGAAGAAGCATATAAAAAACTTCAAGAAATATTTCACAAATACCACAATGCTAATTGTGGCACATTCAACAGAACTTTAAAAAAACTGATTAAGGGGTTATAATTATTTCACTAATCATGGCAAACAAAGACAAATTCATCCACATATTCAAGGAAGAGCATTGTCCTGCTTGTGGTGGATATATGAAATGTGAAGGTTATTATATTCTAGCATGTGATAATTGTAAATATACAGAATATTGTGTATTTGGCAATAGATGTTTTTATGGGAGGGGATGATGAAAACATACACAAAAAAGAAGAAAAAACCTAAGATAAAGTTCAAGAATAAAGAGGTAATTTTTAAAGAATGAGTCAGAACAGTGTAATGGAAGTTTTAATCAAGAATTATCCTAAATGGTTAAGGGCAGGGGAGATTCAGAATTTGGTAGGGATATCCAAGTCAGCAACAAATGCCAATCTTAGAGTTTTGAGGAATGATGGTGAAATTGAAGTTATAATGATGCAAAGCCCACATAAAAGAGGAGGGTTTATAATGTATTACCGAATAAAACAGGAGGAAAATAATGGTAGATAATAAAGAAAAAGAAACAAAAGAACAGGAATATAATCAAAGCGAAGTTCCAAAAGCATTTCAGGACAAACAGGTAAAAACTAAGGTAACGAGTCTAAGAGTTAAGATTGAGGATACATTACAACTGATTAAAGAACGTGTTACTCTTGAGGTTAAGATGCCGGTTTTTACCAGAATGAGAAAAAGGATGGCAGAAATCAAAGCCCAAGCAAGTGCTAAAACTATGAGAGTACAGGGTCATCATTACACGACACCACCGAAATTCCATATACTTAATCTTCAGGGTAACAAGTTAAGTAATGATCTTGCAGAGATAACTTTTTCTGTATATGACCAGGATGATGCAGGTAACAAGAAACCAACTTACAACGAAGTTGAAGTTGAACGTGAAGATGGCACTAAATTCACACGCAAACATTCCGCAGAGTATAGGATAGCGTACGAAGTCAAAGAAACAATCCAGTTAAACAAACCTCTTGAAAGAGAGATAATGAAGTTTGACACACCTGGTAATCCAGAAAAAACAGAGTAGGGGGAAAAGATGTTAGAAAAAGAGAAAGTAAAACTTGAATGGGATGGGGACAAAATCATGCAAAAGATTCATATCCCAAACACCAGATTAACACCAAAAGAGATATTGGATTCATTAGACATGGTCAGGAACCAAATCAATCAGATGGAAGCTCAAAAGCTTCAAGCAGAAACTCAGATTAAACGTATTGGAACTGACATTGAATCTGCTAGAAGCTTTGAGAAGAATAGAGCTGAATTCGAAGAAAAGTGTATATCAATTCAGTTAGAAAGATTAAAAGAGGTAATCAGTAAAATCAGTGACAGTTGCAAAGGAATAGCTGATAAAGATTCCAGGGAAACGATAGAGAAAGACCCAAGTGCATACAACGACAATCAGAAAGCAAACATGAATTATGTCAATTATCAGAGACTTCTTGCTACTGATAAAGTCATTGCCACTGAAATCAGTAAGAGATTGATAAAAGATTATTTGTTCGACAAACCGATATTTGATAATCCCTTTTTATCTAAGGAATAATTTTATTTTATTTTTTATTTTTCTAATTCTAATTGAGTTGTATTTAAATATATCAATACCAATTTAAACTAAATGTCAATATATCGTAACTTTCTAAATAACGCTGGACATCTTCTAATCAATAAAGCTAAATCTCCCTCAGCAGGTCTTTCTACATCAGAATTTGAAGTTGCTAGAATAGGGTTTAGCACAGCAGATATTGATGATAGAGAAGCAATTTATCCAAGCTGGTTTTTCTCTAGCAGACTCGGACAACCAAGACAAGTTGATACTGTAAAACTCAGAAACTTTGCACAGAGTTCTTGGGTACAGATGGTGCTTAACACTTTCAAGAAGGAAATAAGTAACATTGAATGGAAGATTGTGCCAATAGATGAAGATGATGGAATAGACCACACAGAAAATATTAAGAAGTGCACAGATTTCTTTAATAAAATTAATAACAACAATCAAAATGTAGTGGACATCAACTCTGAAGCTATAACTGATGTAGGAGAGATTGATGCAGGAGTATGGAATTATGTATATTCTGTTGATTCTTATACTATTGGCGAAGTGCCTGTTTATGATACTTGGGGAAGAGAATCAGGCGAGAATGAGATTAGTTTAATATTAAAACCTTTAGGGCAACGAGCATTGACCCAAGTAAAAAGTGTTGATGGGGCTTCCATCCTAAAACAAGTTGACATTCATAAGAACCTGCTTAGATATTATCAATTTAGCTTTAAACATCCAAGACGTAACCCAACCCCGTTTGATGTTGATGAAATTGAGTATTTAATTCTTAATAATCGCAGCTACAGCATTTATGGGTTCAGTCCAGTGCAAAGTATTCAACAGGAATTACAAGTATTGATTCAAGGGACAAGATTCAATAAGGATTTATATTTAAATAATGCGGTACCTGAAGTCTTGGTAAGTTTACCAAATTTACCTAGAGATAAATTAAAGAAACTAAAAAGGGAATGGCTTGCTCAGTATAAAGGCAAACCCCATCAAGTAGGGTTTATTAATTGGTTAATACAGAATGTTCACCAACTTACCAGTACTAACAGAGACTTAGAATGGTTAGAAGGTCAGAAATGGTATTTTAAGATAGTTTTTGCAGCATTTGGTGTAAGTCCAACTGAAGCAGGGTTCTTTGAAAACGCCAACAAAAGTAACGATGAAGGTCAAGCTAGGGTTACTGTAAGAAATGCAATCAAACCTTATCTCGCACTTATTGAAAAGATACACACCAGAAAAACCATCACAGAAATATTACAAATGGAAGATAGTGGTCTCAGGTACAAATATTTCCCAAAAGACCATGCTGAAGAAAAGATTGAGTTTGAACAGGATAAATGGGAAATTGAGAATGGTGCAATGACAATAAACGAATACAGAAAAAAGAAAGGTAAAGAAACTGTTGAATGGGGAGATGAACCATTAAAGAAACCTGGCCAAGAAACTTCATTCAACTTTGGCGGTAATCCCATGAATCCAGAAGATAATCCCCCTAAAGATAAAGATACCCCTAAACCCAAAGAACCAGATAAAAATGATAAATTTCATAAATTCTTAGAACTTGACCCTGGGGATGATGTGATAAACAAAGCAGAAGATTATTCAGACTTTTTATTAAGAACATTTGATAATTTTGAGAGGAAAGTCTTGCATGCGGCAGATGAACTTCAACTTGAAAAATCTTATACTACTAAATTCTTTGGTGGGTTTCTCAAGAGCTTATTTAACTCTGTCAATACTGTTGCCTTTGCTGCAAATGTTAAAAAATTCCTCAAAACAGATTTAGTTGCAGGGTTAGTATCTGCTGAGAATGAATTGGGTGTTGACATTGGGTTTACCGAAGCATATCAAGACAAACTTAACTTATTACAACAACAACAAATCAACGGTTATAATATTAATGGTAAACCCTGGATGGGCATTAAAGGGGTAAGTAAAGACATTCAACAGAAAGTCATATCTGTTGTTCAGGCAGATATTAATGAACATAAAAGTTTAAGTGAAGTCAAAGATGACATTAAAGGAGTATTTGATGGTTTCTCTGAATGGAGAGCGAACATGATTGGTCGTACTGAGACAAATAGAACGTTAAACTCTGCCAAATTATTAGGATATAAAGAATCCGGCTTAACAGGAAAAAAGGTATGGAAAACCGCATTTGACGATAGAACTTCAGATATATGTAAACGACTAAGTAACCAAGAACAGGATTTAGATGATGAGTTCATAGACCCTGGAACAATGAAAACATATCCCCACCCCCCAGGGCATCCATCTTGCAGAAGTTCCTTAGCGTTCCACCCAAAATGAAGTTGTATTTAAATAAACTAAAGTAAAAGGTAATAACAATGGAAAGAAAAATAAAGTTATGGATGCCAGTAACCAAGAACACCACCACAGGAGAGTATCAGGCTATTCTTTCAGATACTTCTTTGGATAGAGACGATGAAATGATGGCAAAGGAATTAATACATGACTTTGCTAGTTGTAAATCTTTGAAGGCGTTAGCTAATCATGATAATAAGATGCAGTCCTGGGTTGGCGGTTGGAATAATTTAGCTGCCATTAATAAAGGAAATCATACTGCATTAACAGCTAATCCCTGGTTTTTCTCAAAAGAAGCTAACCCATTAGCAGCTCAAATTGAGAAGCAAGTAGACGAAGCTATTGCTAAAGGTGAAAATCCAGGCATTTCAATAGGTGCAATAATTTATGACTCAGAAATGAGAGATTTAGACCATAAACAAATCAGAACATATACCAAAGGAGAAATCTTAGAGGCTACTTGGGTTCCGATACAATCCAACCGTAATGCAAGTTATGGTATGGTAGCGAAAAGGTTTGGCATAGCATTTAATGGAGGACAAAAAATGACAAGTTTCACACAGAAAGATATTGATACTGCTGTTGAAAAGAAGGAAGCAGAATATACTGAAAAGGTTTCCGAACTTGAAACACAGTTGAAGAAAGCACAAGATGAATTAACAAAAACAAAAGAACAGCTCAAAAAAGAAGAAGAGTTAGAAGATGAGCTTGACAAAGAGAAAGAGAAAGTTGAGGAAAGTGAAAAGAAAGTAAAACAACTCGAAACTGACCTAGCAACAGAAAAGAAGCAATCTCTTGAGAAAGCTGCATTAGTTTCAAAAGAAGAAGATGCTGGTGATGGTAATGGCAAAGATAAAGGCAAACCTTCTGATGAAGAGACTGAGAAAGCAATAAAAGCAGGTAAACTTCCAATATTCACGAGTTAAGAGGTAACACAATGAACGCAATATTCAAAAGTTATGAGGACAATTTCAGTATAGAAACTTGTAAATCAAGGTTTGACGCTGGAAATATCGGCAAAGATGGGTTCGGTGGATTTTCAAAAGAGTATTACAATCCATGGAACAAAGTCGATAAGAGAATTGACATCGCTAAAGTTTCAATTGATTCTCAAACAGGTGGTGCAGGGACAGCAGGAACAGCATTAGTTCCGGTATATCCAGACCCTTCTATTTGGGACAGAACAATCAGACAAACTCCTTTCAGGAATCTTACACCCCGAAGAGCAGTTAAAGGTTTGACGTATGATTACATCCCATTAACAGCTAAAGGTGGAGCAGAATGGGCAGCAGAGAATGCAGCGGTCTCAATCCAGACAGATTCTTACGAGAGAGTAAGTGTCGCAATAAAGTTCTTGTATGCTAAAGGTAGCATTTCAGGTCCCGCAATTGCAGGTATGAGGGGGTTTATTGACCCAACGCAACTTGACCTTGGTGTAAAGACAGTTAGCATATACGAAGCTGAAGAAGACGCATTAATTAATGGTGATTCTTCAACATACGTTAATGAACCTGATGGAATGATTCAACAAATAACGACAAATACAACTAATAGGGCTGGTGGTTATCCAACAATCCCTTTGATTAGAGCAGAATTTGCTACTACATTTAACGCTAAAGGTTTAGTTACATTAGCGATAACTGATGCAAGTACTCACAATTACGTCAAAGGTTTATTGATGGATTTACAGCGAACAATCACCCCTGACACGATGTTTGGTATTCCTGACGCATTTGTACTTGATGGTGTAACATTCATCAGAGACATTTTCATGCCACAGGGAGCTAGTGCAAAAAGAATATTGTTCCTTGATATGAGATACATATTCTTTGCAGTACTTCAGGACCTCACCTATGAGGAAAAATACACTGACGCAGATGGCTATGTCTATATGCTGAAAGAGTATTTAACCATTGCTAATACATTTGAAGCAGCAAGTTCCCAGATGTACGGAATTGCATAAGGAGGAAAAAATGACCGCAATAATAGAAACATTCAGAAAAATAGGATGGTCTGGTGATTTAAAGATTATTTCAATCCAAACCACTGCAGCAGCAGCAACAGGTTTCACAATTGACTTCAATTCAGATGTAACCGATGGAAAAGGTATGGTCTTTGAAGAACTATTGAATATGATTGTTCAGGATGATGCTGGATTATCTACTATCACTGATAGTTCATTTGACCCTGCAACTGGGATATTCACACTTGGGACTGTTTCAACCGGAATACATAACCTAACCTTTATTGGTTATTAATTTATTTTTTATTTTTACTTTTACATTTTAAAGTGATTACTGTATCATGTGGCCTGGGACCGCATGGTGAAACGTGCCTATAAGATTATAGGTAGCGAAACAACTCCCAGGGAGACAAAAAATGGGAAATGGATTTAGAGGAGCAAATGGACAACCAGCAGCATCTCCTTACACAAATGGGCCTTACAATTTTAGTGAAGATATTACATTTCAAGGCACAGTTAATGCAGTAGGAAATGGTGGAACTATTTATTATGTAGATAGTAGTTTATCTGCATCAAATGGTGGTGGTTCTTGGGCAGACGCATTTATCACAATCGCAGAAGCAGTTGCTGCATCATTAGCAGCAGGCGGAACTTATGATACAATTTTTGTAAGAGGAAATGAAATAGATGAAACAAGCGATTACGCAGAATCAGTTACAGTAACTGCTGCACAAGTAGGATTAAGGATCATTGGAATGGGTAATAGTCCAGAAGGAGTACTGTGGACAGTTGGAACAGCAGAAGGAACTATCTTAAATGTTGCAGCCAAAGATTTCTATGTATCTGGATTTAGATTCAGACCAAATGGAGCAACTTCTGGAAAGGCTGTTGATTTGGCAGTTACAGCACTGGGTTCAACAATAGAAAACTGTATCTTTAGAAGCACAACTGAAACAGCTTTATATGGGATATATTTGGAAAGTACTCCTGATGTAACAATTAG